AATTGTGTTTGTAGTTGTAGCTGTTCCTGCGTAGATGACGTTTGAGCCACCTGTGAGAACTGCTGCTACTACAGCATCAATTGAATCTGCTGCGTTGTAAGCGATGATGTCAGCGAGTGCTGAATCTACATCGTTGAATGAAGTTAGGTTTAACTTCTTTGTTGTTGTTACTGCTGAACCGTATTCGTTCAATGTAACTGTAACCTGGTTTGGGTTACCTAGTGCAATGCTTGATACGTCTGTTGTTTCTGTCAATGTAGATGTTGCTTGTGCAAGATCTGAGTAGATAGAGAACACAACTGACGAACCTGGCATAGCCTGTTGTACAGGCTTGACGTCAGCAAGTGAGCGCATAACTGGAATGGAGCGAAGCGCCATTCTTACGTACTGATCGTACGCTGTCTGCACCAAATTGCTAATCGCAGATGTACCGGTAGGGGTACCTCCTGGAACTGGCATTTGTTACCTTTCGTTAGGGTTGGATTAAAGTCCAGACTCCCGAATTACAGCGTCCAACTCTTCTTTGCTATTTGCATTCATTAACCGTTGCATAATGTCTTGTCCGGCTTCAGGTGTAAAACCTGCTTCGGCTGTTTGCGTTAGTTTCTTATATGCAGCAATGTCTGCTGGATCTGTGTTCGGTACTGCCTGGTTCGACTCGATGTTAAGACCAAATACATCGGCATTAGCCTCAAGCCATTTAGACACGGACTCTTCAGTTGGGTCAATGTCCTGTGGGATAAATGAAGAGATCTTCTGATTTACCCCGCGAGCTGCGAGGGCATCCTACTGGTCTTAGGTATCACTCTGTTAGCGCCAGTATTTCTAACAGTAGGCTTTATAGGTTTCCTGCTCGTTCTCGTGCTAAGGCACCAACACCAGCTTGACCGCTAAATGCTGCGGTCTCAAGTGATGCAAGTTTCTTACGCTGACGTGAGGCTTCTGCAGATCCTGCAAGATTAAATACTTCTTGCTCTGCTTGTGTTTGTCCGTAAGGACTCTCTTTGTAAATATCTGAAAGTAATGAAGCACGTGGTGCTACTTCAGCAATAGTCTGGTAACCCTCTTGTGCTTGTTGCTTGGTTACACCTGCTGCAGCAAGTTGCTCTGCACGTGTCACATCAGTCTTGAGTCCTTGACCAATAGCGGCTCCGCCAATTTCAGCAGCTGTTACTTTGCGCTTGATTGCATCAAGACCCTTCTGTGGGTCAAGTGTATAGGCCAAGATATCGCCATTAGTAATATCTGGATAGAATGCTTTAAGTGCTTGTGATATTTCTGGAGCAGCCTTGAGAACTCTGTCTTGTGCTGTAAGTACACGCTCTTCTAATTCTGTAGCAGATACATCATTGGCAAGAAGTGTCTGGAATCCAGCCTGAGTACCCATAGTATCTTTTGCATAGTAGGACTCTGGTAGACCGTAGTTACGCATAATGTTTTGATACTGGTCTTCAACCGCTATATACTCTGCAGGACTAAGCGCTGATAATCCTTTAGCAATACGTTGCTCATTAGCGGCAAAGCGTTTTTTGTAAGCATCACTATTTTGTAGTTGAATTGTTAATTCAGCAGGCGATGCACCACTGACAATAAATCCCTTAAGAGGTTCTACTAAAGCCTGCAATCCATATCGAGTAAACTCTGATAGCAAGATATCGTATGCAGATTGACGTTCTGCTCTAGCCTGCGCTACAGCATTTGCTGCAGCTGTCTCTTGACCAGCAAGTATTTGCTGTAGCAACGCGTCAGTTACACCATTATCGGTTTGTGTTACTGGAACGATAGGCGGAGTTACTACATCAGTTCCACCACCAAGATATGTTGCCAAAAGTTCTGATACTTTACCAAGGTCTCTAGTGATTCCTTGTGAAATCTTTGTTACTTCATTAGCCTTTGCTTTAGACTTTTGAGTAGGAGTAGATGACTTTATTGGAACTGTCTTAGTAGTAATTGGAGCTTTGCCACGCACAGCGCCTGGACCTGATGTAAATACCTTTTGTTCAGCCATCATTTACCCCATAAATCCAAAGTCTTTAAGGACTTTAACTACTGAATTGGAAACTTCCTCACGTGCATTATTTGTATATTGCCAGCGAGTATCTTGACGTAGTTCTTTTTCAAAGTCATAGATTGACTTAGTTCCTACTTTTCCATCAGGCATTGTGTATGACAAAGCACCACGAACCTTTGGGTCAAATACATCAATAGCAGAATCTGGTATCTCAAGTATACGACTCATAGATTGAATGTATGGGTCAGCTAAAGTCTTTAGGTCAATGCCTGCTTTAATCTTATCTGCAAATTGTGGGAATGCAGATGCTGCACTTTCACGCAGAGTATTCATAACAGTATTCTCGTCAAGAACACCAGCGTTAATCTTATTTGCATAATCCGCTGCTGCTGCATCGGATAGATTAATACCGTTGTTACGAGCAAGGTTCTTAATGGCTACGAAGTACTGACCAGAAGGACCCTCTGGGATACCAGCCTTATTGATTCCGACTGTTCCTTTAGCAACATTAGCTTTGATTTGTTCATCAAGCCAAACAGCAGGATCTATACCATCTGCTGTGAGGTATTCAGTACTAATAAGATTACCGGACTTATCGTAAGTGTAGGTAATATTGGTCTTTGACTTACCGTTCTTGCCAGTAAATTTAGCCTTGAGTTGTGGTGCCCAGATAGCTAATTCATCAGCACGTGCATCACGTCCGTAATAAGCCTTAAAAACCTTATTAACTGTCTGTCGAATTGATTGATCTGTTGGCGCTTGTGAAGAAACTTGTACAGACTTATATACGCCAGTCTTTACTTTTTTAGTAGATGTATTTGAAGCAGCCTGCTTTTCAAGGGCTGCAATTTCAGCATCAGTATAACCCTGACCTTTTAATAAGGCTTTCATTGTTTCTGACAAAGCCATTATTTACTCTCCTTCGGGGTTAAATACTTATCGTTAACTAGATCTTGTGAAAGGAATCTGTCATATAAGTAGGCAAAACCTAGTTTGTCGTCGTCTTTAAGTTTCTTAACTGTTCCATCATAGATTAATCGCAAGTCTATATTTGACTTAGCATCAATTGAACGTGCTTCTCTGGTGTTTAGTTCAGCTGCGATTGCCTTACGAACATCCAGATAGGCAGACACAGACTTCCAAGTGGTGTTATTTTTATTATCTTTAATAAACTTTTCATCACTTAAAATCTTTCCAAGACCAGCAATAACTCGGTTTGTCTTAGAACCATCTGAGTCAAGATAGTCATCATACCAAGCGGTACGTGCTATCATACCAGTTTTCTCATCAACAATTGGCTTGCCATTTGCATCTGTTTGAACTGCTAATTTATTAATGATTGATTCTTTAAGAATCTTTAGGTCTTCTGCTCCAGATTGTTGTACTGAAGATAAACCACGCATTCTTAATTCTTCATCAATTGCATCAGCAAACTTGTTATAGGTAATCCAACCCTTTTCGGCCTCATTCTTGCGCTGTGCTTCTGCAGGACTTTGAGCTGATAGGAACTTCTGTGGTGAATCTGCTGATATTCTCTTACCTTGTAGGTATCTATAAGCAGCCTGAGAGAAGTCATAAGTTGTAGGGTCATTTACTATAAGACCGATTAACTTTGGCTCAATCTTTGCTAGGTCACCAATAAGACCTGAATATTTATTAATATTCTTTGTTGCCTGAACAGTTGACTGAACACTTGTTGGGTTAGCAGAAAGACTAGCTGCAAATGAGAAGAAATCTGGATAGTCATCAAAGAACTTCTCATCAGCCTTCATACCATAAAGGCGCTTATACTCACGAGACTTATCCATATAGTACTTATATGGTGTATCAAATCGTGGAGCAAATGGCATAATTAAAGAAGCTGCTGTACGCATACTCCAGTAGTCTTTAGTCATCTTCATAATTTGCTCAGGATCTACAGGAGGAAGGCCATTACGCTTTGCCTTCTCTTGTTCTGTCTTCCAGATTAACTGATAAGTATTAGCAAACTGTGGGTCTTCTAAATTACCAGCACGTGTTTGCAATTTTTGGAACCAGGTTGGTAAGAATCCAGATACAGCATTCTTTGTTGGACCAAAAGGAAGCGCCCATTTGAAAGATTCTTCTAATGAAGGTTGGCGTTTAACAACTTCAGATACCGGTACTGCAACATATGGACCTACTGGGAAGATATCACTGGCAATATTAGGATTGCCTTGCATATAAAGTACATCTAATCCACCTTGGAAGATGATATCTAGTGATGCCTTTGGAATACCAAGTTCTGTTAATGAATTAAGACCTGGAATCTTTGTGATTCCCTTAGGAAGTCCTACCCAAATGACATCGTTACCAGTTGTCTTACCTGATTCGACTGGATTTCCGTCTTGGTCTGTTACTAGACCTTGTCTGTTTGGTGAATTCCATACAAGATAACCGCGATTAACAAGAGCTGGATTGGCAATAACCATCTTTGACCAAGTCTTGTAAGCATTTTCCTGTGCAGAGAAGAATGGGCTGATATATTTCATAGCAGCAGCAAGATTACTCTTACGCTCAATATTGAAAAGAACACCTTTCATCTCACGAAGTGCTGTCTTGTGAGAAGCAGCCATAATTCTTTCTTGGTCTGCAGGTGTTAATTTGCCACCCTTGAGGTCAGCAACAATATTTACACGACGTCTTGCTTCTTGGCGATAGAAATGTACATATAATGGGTTACGCGCCCAAGTATCTTCTGGGATAGTTCCAAGGAACTTGAACAGAGTGTTGATAATTTCACGGCCTTTAATACGAGAAGTATTAAACATAGCTTCTTGTAGAAGGTGTCCGTGAATAACAGGCAATGATGTTGGGTCTGTGAAGGCTGAACGCAAGTCATTTGCTGTAACTTCACGAATTTTACCACGTAGATTAGATGAAACCGGTAGGTACTTATCTAAGAATCCATTAACTCGTGATACATATTCAGCTGATTCTCTTGATTCAAGACTTAGGCTTCGACGTAAATCACGTCCTGCTGGTGAGTTACGTAACCACGTAGCAATATCATCAAGTGATTCTCCAGCAATAATCTTCTTTACTACTGCTGAGTTGCCAAACTGTTGACGCAGTGTCTGCGCCCATTGGTCAAAGTATGCAGGATCTGTTGGACGAACCTGTGTAATACCCTTAGATGATAGTTGACGTACATACATATCAGTATTGCTATCAACCATACGCTCAAATGAATTACCAGATGATGCAATCTTACGGAACATATCACCGAGTGGACCACCAAAAGCATCGTGAAGGATGTACGTACTGCCATCAGATGTAGTAACCTCGTAAGAACCAGTTCCAATGCGAGCCTTTGGATCGGCACTCTTTGAGCGATTCAATACATCTACGTAATGCTTGTAGACAGCCTGCTTTTCTTCTTGTAAAAGTTTAAGAGTATTGACTTTACCTGATAATTCAACACTATCTGGCTTAAGCGATAGTTGAGCCTCTGCTTCACCAATTTGTTTCTTAAGTTCATCAAGTTCTCTAATAATACCAGTGCTTGATTCTTGCACTTGACGTAATGTCATACCAGCATCCACTGGACGATAGCGGTCAATGAGGCGTGCTGGAACTGCAACAGTGTTATTGAATAGGTTCTTAACACCTTTACCCAAGTGCTGAAGCGTAGCCATTGATCCTACTGATGCAGCAATACGTAATTGTGAATCAATTGCGTTACGCTGTGTATAACCAAGACGAAGCAATGCTCCAGCCTTGAAAGCATCCTGCAGGACATCTACATAGTGAAGAGTAGTATCAACCGTTCTTCCACCTAGTGATTTAATAAGAGAGTTGTTACGCTTAAGTAGATTGTCCATTAACTGGAAATCCATTAAAGGTAAAAAGTTAGCAGTCTGAGACTCAAGTTGTGGAACTTTAACAATTGAATCATCAAAGTCAACCATAAAGCCGTTATCTTTAATAGACTTTAGCGCTGATGTGCGAGCACCATTGTACTCATTGTAAATTCTATTTGCTGCTTCTTCATCAATTCCATATTTAGCAGCGATAGCACGTAATCCAGCATTCTCAAGATTTTGTGCTGCAACAAATCGAGCCTCTGGACTAGAAGCTGCCATATAAGTATCAAGCAATCTCTTGCTTTGTTCTGGAGTAAGTCCAGCAACCTTTTCAAGTTGGCTTACGTTAGCAATAACTTCTTTGTATGAATCAGCATCATTGAAATCAACTAGACCAGCAGGACGTTCTCCTGCAGCCCAAGATACCTTTTGGTATAGACGGTGGAATGGAGTCGGTTGAAATACTTCAACGTTTGGACTTCCAATAGATTTATCGTAAAATTTAAGTGAACGAGCATTGGCTACAAAGTTTTCAAATCCTTGCAAAGCCTTGCCTGTTGTGCGTGTGAGTGAACCGCCACCCATAATAACATTTCCTGCCTCATCTAATGAGGCACCGCCTACCTGCATTAAATCAGCAAAGTACTTATCTGTTTTGGCAAGTGACTCGTAGTTATCTTTTGCTGACTTGATAACTGCTTCATTATCGTTGAGGAATGGAATCATTCCAGTTCCGTCTGGTGCAGCGTATAACTTATACTCATCAACAGCTGATAGGTCACCACGTGCTGTCTTAAGAGCATCTGTAATATAGGCACGTTGTAGTGCTAATTCATCAAGAGCAGCAGGATCACCTAGAGCTGAACGAAGAATTAATGCTGTTTCATCACGGTCTACTGAATCACCTAGAAGGTGAGCAAGTAGTGCTGGATTATTAGAGGACTTAACCATCGGATGAGATATAGCGTAAGCAGAATCTCTCTCAGTAAAGTCATCAATTACTTTAGTAAAGCGATTGTTTACGCCATACTGAGCCTTAGTAATATCTTCCGCTGCTTTAGCAACAGCATCAGCATTATTTAACTTACCAACGCCTAGTTCGCTTGCTTTAAGAACCTTAGCTGCTTTACCAGCAGCAAGTGTTACATCTCCAAATAGTTGTACTCCTAAATCAAAAGTACCTGATGTCCACTTACCCCAAGCGCTCTTCTTGAATGCTTGTTCACGTTGGCGTGGGTCATAGACAAAGATGCTTCCGAGTGGTGCTCGACCAGATGTAATATCACCAAGAACGAGATTGTAAGTTGTTAATGGTTCACGGATAAACTCTTGGTTAATCTTATTAATGCGCTCAAGTGCAGGCTGAATGCCTGGCACTTTCATAATTGCTCCACCAGCGGAAGCAAGAGGCTTTATGAAATCTTTTGTAGCATCATCGGCTGCAGTTTTGAATGGTTGAATAAATCCGTTATATTCGTCAGCATCGTTCCAAGGTGCTGTACCGATATCCCAAGCAAAACGTACTGGAGCAGTTGCTGCTCCTAGTACTTCACCACCAAACTTAAATAAGTTTTTACCGGCGGTACTAGCGACATCACCAATACGATTCCAAATACTACCCACTACATATCCCAAAGTTGACGGATTGCTGCCCTAGTCTCTGGAGATGTATTAGGTAAATCTGCGACATAGGCGAGTACTGGCTTGTATGCTTGAATTGCTGAACGGAAATTTGTATCATCAGGTTGACGAAGTGCTATAGCTTCTGAACCTGCACCTGCACCCATATCAACACCATCAGTAACTGGTACCTCTGGCTTTTGTGATGGTGCATAAATTGGAGTAATAGGAGTAGCAGGATTGGATGGACGACCACCTACGTTATCTGCAATACCACGAGTCTTTGATAATTTTTGTTGACTTTGAAGATTGGCTGTTTCAAGACCTTCACCGTAATATTGTGACGGTAGATCTGTTAATTCTTCCCACACTTTGTTTGTGGCTGACTTTTGATTAGCGTGATAGATAGATAATTCATATAACTCAGAAGCAAACGCTTCAACTGTCTGAGTTAGGTTATAGATAAATCCTGTAAATATTACTAGAAAATCTGTCGGGCGTACTGGACGCGGAAGTTTGTCTTTACTACTCATCGTCCAGTACACCTTTCAGGTAAATAATTTAAGCCTTCTTGCCTTTGCGTCCAGGAACGTTCATTCCGAAGAATACTTTTCCGCCTGCTGGCTTTGCTGTGTCTTTCTTGCCTTCTACTGGCTTTACTTGTACAGCCTTTTCAAATGTACCTTTTTTCATATTTGCACCTCCTTCACTTATGCTGCCCCACCAATAGAGGCTAGTAGTTGCGCTATATCGGGACGTTGACCAGCAGCAGGGGCCTGACCA